CGCTATTATGCTCGTAAATTAACACGAGCCCATTTATATACAATGTTTGAACATGAAGAGGATAATCGATACATTCTACACGAAGTATTCTTACGAACACATGAAGAACTCAAACATGAATTATCATTATTAAGTGAATTAAAAAAACAAAGAAAAAATGTACTACATCAAATGAATACAGTCTTTAAAGATGAAGATTATTTATTGAATTATAGAAAGTATAATCTTGAATATTATCAAATCATGTCTAAACTTGAAGAACAAGAAATACATGTACATACATGTGAAGAACAAGATACAGAAATCACACATATGTTAGAAAATCATATTCTAGATTTTCCAGGAATTGTCAATTCATACGATGAAATGTTTAGAGATATGTTTATGTTTCCAGAGAGTAACATCATGTATGATACAGATATTTCATACGATTCAGAAGATGATGCAATGACAAATGTTTAAATATAATGCATTGTATTAAGATAATACTAACTAAACAAAAAACAATCAGCAAACAATATTAAACATTACTATCTTTTTATTTGGATATGGTATGACCAGGCAAAAACGAACAAATAAAAAATCGATTTTATCACAAGACAATTTTTCAAATAAACCAATGGCTACTAGTTCAAATTCATATTCACCGTCATCATCATTAACAATTATGGATTCTTTAAAACAAGGGTTTGGGTTTGGAATGGGTTCTGAAATTGGACGAAAAGGTATAAATACTATAATAAATAACGTTACAGAACCATCAACACCAATTCCTAGCGCATGCGAACATTTTATCGATAAATATACAGAATGCATGAAACACAACAAATATGATACATATTGTCAAAATGAAAGTGATTTGTTGAATGAATGCAAAAAAATCAATACAAAATAAAATCAATCGTTATCTTATATGAACTTAAAACAGTACATTCGCATAGTCTTTGCATTTGTTTTATTTGGTATTGGTTTATATGTCATGACTACACAGACGAGTAAATCCGTTATCGAACAATTTGAAAATGTACAAGAAAAAAATCGTTGTCCAGATCTTTTAATCCAAAAGAATAAATTACTGTATTTGTATAGCAAAAATGATCCAGAAATTCCAGGTGTAAACCCACTTGTATTTGAAAATTTAGAGGAGTATGTGGAACATGTGAAATATCAAAGAAGTCATGGTATTCGATGCCCTGTACTTTATCTACAACACATGTATTCAAGTGAAGGAAAACCGGTATATAGAGTGTATCCTAGTCCTGAAGATGTGAATGCTGGACTACCGTTTTTACAAGCAAATATTCAAGTAGAACGCAATTTGGTAGATGCCGGATATACAGAAGGTAATATGCCAGGGTATGATTATTCTGGATTTGATAATGGTGTATACACTCCATTGGATGCAATGTATCATTCTCCAGAAAAAATAAGTGATAATCCAATGGATCCGAATTGGGGAGGAGTGCAATACAGCCGTGAAGTAGTAGACAGTGGAAAATACAAGGATAATGAAATCAAGTTGAATGATCGTGAGGTTTTTGACCATAGAGAAGTAGTTGCTAAAAGTTTCGGGGACGAAAATGAAAAAAGACAAAAACCCGTCTAATTTTAAATCGTTTATCGAATCAAATAACTATAATTAAACAAATGTGAATTATGTTCATTGCATTAATAAATAATTCGTGTATTTTATTTATTTACTGATGTTGAGTCCTGTATCTTTTATTCCTACATTTGTAGCTGATTTTCGCATTTTTTCTTCTTCGGATAGATATTTGTTTATGCCCTCATTAATTTGATCCATGAAGTTATAATATACACCAAAACCAGCCATATTACTCTTGACAGTATTAATTGCTTTATTATTTGGCATTTTCTTGATATCATCCAATAAAGTATTTTTTTTAGTTTCAATATACTGATTTACAACATCGATTATTTTCTCATTTGTGACTTCTATATTAGATTCATTAAGAGAATTATAAATAGCTAGTAAATCTTCTCGTTGTTCTGGTATACTCATATTTTTTTGAAACAAAGAAGGTAAATCATCTAAATACTTTTGTTTTGTCTCATACAGTAACATAACCGAACTTAATTCTGTCAGTATAAGACTTTTTGATTGTGTAGATTTCTCATTCATATGAACAGATATCGATTTTAAATGTCCTGATATTGCTTTATCTATTTTTTCAAACTCAGATACTAGGCGATTATACATTGTTTTTTGTAAAGAATCAAAATCCCATTCCGGTTTGATTTTGCTTTCCATATTTTCATTTCCTTCCATAATATTCAAGTGAAAGTAATTTAATATTCCATAAACAAGTGTTACTACAATAAAAATTATGAGAATCGTCTTTATTTGTTTATGTGATAAACCGGTCATCTTTATACGTCTTTATTACTATGTAGTGTGAAAAAACTTTTCAATTACTTATTCATTTGGGTGTTTAAAGTTTAGTCAAATGGATAGAGCATTGGTGAAAATCTAATGTGTCATCAGTTCGATTCTTACTTGATACACTCATGTGCTATACGATTTAGCATATAAGAATAATTCAAGATACAATACTATGTGTAAGACTGTGTATGCTTCGAGGAGGTCTCCGCTCACAACGAGTAGTTTAGGGATCGCTTGACTTGCAAGACATTACATTGCATCGGTTCGCTATCTAACACTGAATTGTTCGTCATATATGCAGAATAAATAGTATAATGCCTTTTTTTATCTTTTTATTATTATAAGAGTAATAGAATATAATTATGGCTAAAACACATACAAGAAACAAAATCAAAGACAGCATAACTAAAGAGCGTAGAGATGATATTCGAAGAGATCTTTCCAACACAAACCACAGAAATGCGCGAAAAATTGCTATTGATAAGAAAAGAAATGGAGAATATTTGAATAAAATGTATGTTATACAACTAGTGAATCAACTCGAACAACTGTCTCAAAACGAAAATCAGGTTCAAATATTAAATCAATTTAAATTTTATATCAACCAAAACCAAAATACAATAAGAAAAGAAGATTTTAAAATATTTATGTTTAATTATCATTTACATGAAAATAAAGCTAATTTTAATACAAATATCAGTCGAGATGATATTTCAAAGGTACAGAAAATAATCGTAAATTTAAAACAAATTTCATCTAATGGTAAACAGATAGAGTTATTGGAACAGTTACAAACAAGAGTAAACAATATAGCAAATCATGAAGACACCTTTTCTTATCGCGATTTTACAAATTATATGCGTTTGTATAATTTATATTCTGAACGGATCGACAAAAATTCGTTTTCTCAAGTATATGATTGTGAAAGAACAAGACAATACTACAATAAAAATACACTATTAAATTATTTCAACAAAATAAAAGAGAGTGCAATACTTACAAGTGAATTTTATGCATACTACAATAGTCTTACTTCAGAGCAGGGTGTTGAAATTGATAATATTCGCGATATTGATATTTTATACAATCACATAGCACAAGGGTTTCAACATTGTTTGGATGTTAACAAATTCCATTTTTATAACACCTATGTGGGTAAAAATAAATACAATGAAGTAATTCTAGGCGGCAATAGTAACCCAGTTAATGTTTTTGAGGTCATATTTGAAGAACAATTTAAAGCCGATGGTTTTTTTCAAGAGTATATAAACAATTCTTTTAGGATTCATATTGCAGATGCGTGTCATGATTGGATATATGAAATGCTCAATACCACAGATATTTGGAATGCTTTTAAACCTGAATATAAGAATATAGTACTCGAAATTTTTGAAGAAGTAAGAACCAAAAATAATAATGTCAATCAACATAAATGTCAAGACGTTGTAAAGAGATATTCACTCGAAAATAAAAAACTTATTAATAAGTATAAAAAAGTCGAAGTCTTTATAGAAAATAAAGAAACTTCTCAAAAATATGTAGGTATTCAAAAGCATGAATTAAACAAGATAATAAATGAAACCATACTGACCAACAATGGAATTGATACTTTAAATATTGAATCTGATAATACTGGAATTTTGAAAAATACACTTGATTATTTCAAAAACTACACATTAAACATAGGTAAGTATTTAGATGCAGCACCAATAGGGGTTAAACAAATGTATGAAAAACAAGACGGAACAATGCCGATACTACCTTTCATAATGGATACAAATGATCCTAGTAAAACTCACACCCAAAGTAATTTAACAATCGCAAAAGATGTGAATGCTAAATCAAATATTTTGTATATAGATACAAATGCTTTAAATAAGATTGTCAATGAAGTATTTATGGGTGGATTTTTAAACGAGTGGATCAGAGTAGAATCTCAATTATCGGAGAATGAAATAGTAATTTATGTATTCTTAAAATTAGAAAATACTCAGACACTTATTCTTAAGTGCGGAATTTTACAAAAAATCCCATTGAATGGATTGTGTACATTGTTAGGTATTCCAAATGTCAGAGGGGCAGATAGAAGTGAACAAACAGAGAAAGATAGCATTGAATATTACATGAACACACTAGAGTCTGGTCCGTATAGTGGGAAAATTGAAGGTTTAGATGACAAAGATAAGTTACGAATAATGTTTCTAAAAACATTAACAGATTCTATACAAATTTATTATATGCTACTTTATAAACAGAAGTATTGCAACAAATTTGCTATGATTATTTATGATTTAACATGCTCTGATTACGCATTGGGTTTAGGTGTACCTGTACTTCAAACACGAATGAAAAATGTAGACCTTTATGTACCAGATATTAATCAAACAATAATGAACTATGACAATTACAAGAAAAAGATTGAAGTATTGTCGTTTTTTACCGATGATATTATGATTATAAAAATGAAAGAAATGATAACAACTTTATACAATGTAAACTTTCAACCAAGTTTGAATACAATGCTGATGAATACACCAGAACCGTCTTATTATTATGCATCGTTGTATTGTTTGAATAAAGTCAAAGCATACGAAGATAGAGGCATAGCAAATATAGATATGTTTGTACCAAAAAAAGATGAAACTGGTGATGTGTACACAAAACGAAATATACATTTAGTAAGCAACACGTTAGGGGACACATTTCAAAAGTTAAGTGCACTTGATCAATTAATAGATAAATTTGAAGATATTTGTTATAAATTTCATTCTCTTGATGAAATTTGTAAAACCATAATCAAAAATATTGGGCGAAATAGTGAAAAACTGGAACATTTATTTGATATAGTCAATCAAATGTTTACAAACCAGGAAATACTCAATACAGAATACTACGCAAGTATATACATTTCACGACAAACCATGAAGTATATGAATACACGTAAAGATATAAGAATGGAAATCAACGACTTAATAGAAAAATACAAAAATAATCCAACAAAAAAAGAATATTTCACACAATTACATTCTATTTATGACCACGTAAGTTCATTTTACGGCAATTCGAGTGATGATGAAGTGTATTTCAAAAATTCATATGAATCATTAGTAAAATCAGTACAATCCAATATACAATTAATTCGAGGAGCTGGAGTAAAAAAACGAAAACAAAAGAAATCGAAGAAAACAAAACATACCAAGAAAGCAAAAAAAACTGTCAAGCATATAAAAAAATATATGCATAAGAAAAAGAAAAGCATAAAAAAATCGAAATCAAAATCGAAATCAAAATCGAAATATCGCTATTAAGAGATTAAATACTTTACAATGTTTTCTTTTGCAGTCGATGAAATATTTCTTTGTTGTCCTTTGGTATTCGTAGTAAATAGTGAATCCATGCATTCTATACCGGATTCTTGTAGAGATGTAATCAAATTCGTAATTGTCCCAAATCGATTCATTACCTCTTTTGCGATACTTGAACTTACGGATGGTATTTGAGATAACATCAATTCGCCAATATTTTCTGGCGTGATATTGTTCTTCTTCTTTGTAGATACAACTTGATGATATTCAACTCCATCATATGGATTTACATGACCATCATAATATCCCTTTTTTGTTTCTCTCATTATTTTATCAGTTATACGAACAATATAGTTTGCAGATTCTTGAATAGACATTGTTCTAAAAACAGAAAATCCTTTAAAATATTGAAGAACAATCATGGATGAATATAGTGCATTCGGTTTAATTCGAGAGAAACGACGATTTAATTCTGTAATTTTACCTTCAATCAAATATACAATATTGTGATTTGGAATGTTCGTATGGAACAAGCGATATGATTGCTCTTTGTATCGCCCATCAACAATACTTGAAGCTAAATCGTTTATAGATTTTCTTTCAATCAACAATATTTCGGGTGAGTCGTGATCAGGACGAATACAAATGTCTCCAATAGGTAATTGAACCGATTCAATGTGAATAGTATTCAGTTTTAGATCTGAATTGATACATGTTTCGATTAATGAATATAATTCGTTTTCCCTCGTGTCAATTTGAATAAGCATTATCAAAATAGTTC